ATGGGCTGAATTTTACAAAAAAGTAAATGAACGCAAAAAATAGCAAACGCGGCGGCCTCCGCAATCCCCCCGGAGGTCGCCCGCCTAAGGCAGACAAGCGGGTAACCGTACAAATCTGCCTCTCCCCCGCGAACGCCGCCTATTTGGCCGCGATTGGGCGCGCAAAATCAGATTTTATCAACTTGCTCCTCGATAGGGAGCGCAAAACCGCGTCTTAACGGGATGCGGTTTTTTTATTTCAACTCCACCACAACAGCCCGCTTTTCGATAAGCCACTTTTTTACCGCCTGGATAGGCTTGCCTTTTGCCCACGAAAATATCGGGGCAGCGTCATTTATCACGCCGTCAAGAATCGAAAAGCCGAAACAGGCGTAGTGTACATCACACCAATACCATTTTTCCATGTTTTATATTTTCCGGTAAAATTCGTACATTTGTAGCGCCGGGTATTAGTAGGCCCGGTTTTTGCCGTATGAGTACCACAACCGGAATCGTCATCATAGTAATGTTCGCCCTGCTTTGCGCCGGTTTTGTGGCGAAGTACGGCATGCGTTTTAAAAAATAACACATGGCACAACCAACCAAGAAAGCGCCCGAAACGCTTTACCGATCCACTGAAACAAACGGGAAGTATTATGTTTCATATAGGGCAAAGAGCGGAAACAATCCGGCGGGCATTCCACTTGCCAGCGATACCGACCTGATTAATCTGACAAAGGTAGGCGGGTCAACTAATGCGCCGCCATTCATTGTAACGAGCGAAGCCGATTTTAAGGAGCGGTTTTTTGAGTATAACGCAATTAACAAAACATACGGGAACCCGGCAGACCGTGACGAAATTTAGGAATTATGCCAGTAGCAAAAGGACAACCGAAGCCCGAATATACGCAGGAACAAAAAGCGGAAATAGTTGAGCGCGTTTGTGAGTTGTACGAATCGCAACAGGCGACGGTAGAAAGTTGCTGCGAGGCGGTAGGGGTTTCATATCGGGCATTTCACCTTTGGGCATCCCAATATGCAGATTTTGCAGAACGCTACAAAAAAGCCAAAGAGACGAAAGAGGTTGACTATTGGGAAAATATCATTAAGCCGCTACAAAAGCGGGCATTGCAAAAGCACCTCGAAGTAGAGCAGATGCACGAACAAAGCGAGGTTGTTTACCAGGGGGTTAAGGCAAAAGACGAATCAAATAACCCCATTTTGCAGCACAGCACAAAGGATGTACTACCAAACCCATCCGTTTTAATTTTTTCCATGAAGGGAACCTACCCGGACAAGTTCGCAGACAGGCAGGAGGTTAAGCACAGCGGCAGTGTATCAATATCCCGTTACACCCTTCCAGACGGCACAGTCATTGACTTATGAGCGTAGTCATACACGAAAAAATAGACCTGTCACGCAACAAGCGACAGGGGGAGTATTTTAACGCTGTAATGTCTGCATGTGCCGGTTTGAACGAACACAGGTTCTTTGGTTACGGCGGGGCCGTTCGCGGTGGCAAAACGTCGGTAACCCTTTTCCTTCTCATACTTCTTTCCCACAAATACCCTAATTCCCGTTGGCATACCATCCGGGACACATTGCCGTCGCTAAAGAAAACCACAATCCCATCCATCGAAAAGTTTTTACCTGAAAACGGTTGGACTGCGCACCGTGACGGCGGGGATTATTATTATGAGTACGTGAACGGTAGCCGCATTTATATGATGCCTGAAAGTATCACCCGTGACCCGGAATTAAAGGCGTTCTTAGGGCTGGAAACAAACGGCATCTTTCTTGAACAGGCAGAGGAACTAAGCCCGTTGATGTGGGAGAAGGCAAAGGAGCGTACCGGGTCATGGTATATTGACCCAATGCCGCCGGGCCTCATATTCCTTACCGTCAACCCTACCTACACATGGTCACGGCGCATATTTTACGAACCGTGGAGAAACGGCACATTGCCGGGCAATATGTTTTTTATGAGCGCCCTACCGTCTGACAATCCTTTTGTTACGGCGGATCAGTGGGCCGCTTGGTCAGACATGGAGCCTGAAATGTACGACAGGTTTATTAAGGGGGATTGGGACTTTGATAACCAGAAAAATCTAATCTACAATTACGGTTCCGTTCAGGATATTTTCAGCAATTCTTTCATACCGCGCACCGGGGTTAAGTACATAACGGCTGACCCGGCGTATGGCGGGGCAGACGATTTTGTAATTGGTGTTTGGGATGATTGGGTTTTGTTTGATGTGTCGGAGTACAAAAAAACGGCTTCGACTGATGTGACTTCGATAATCAGGAAAACGGCCCACATGCACGGCGTACCAGCGCGGCGAATCTGCTTTGATGCGACAGGATCGGGCGAACACCTGAAAGGCGATTTGGCAGGAGCAATTCCGTTTGTGGGCGCATCTGCCGCCGTTGACACGGAACCGAATAAGACGCCGGAGCAAAAGGCCGCAAACCGCAAACCACAGTACGCAAACCTTCGGGCGCAATGCTTTTTCCGAAGCGGTAGGCGTGTTGAGGATTGTGGCATGTTTTTCGACACAAAAAGCCTACATTTGCAAGAGAAAGTTACAGAGGAAATGTTGGCGATACGAAAAGCGGATACTAAAGAGGGTGCGCCGATGCTAATTATTCCGAAGGAGGATATTATAGCGAACATTAAGCGGTCGCCTGGGTATGCTGATATTATTTCGATGCGTGAATATTTCGACTTATTACCATACAAACAACGCCGCGCCCGTCAAATGCGGGCCGGGTAAAACTAACCAACATGGCAGTAACAAAAGAAGAAGCCCTAACCCACATTGCCGAAGTCTATGACTATGCAATCGGGTTGAGCGGCGGGCCGAATCATCAATTAGCGCGTGAATTAGCCGTGTGGATGCAAAGGCATTGGGCAACGGCAGGCGTCAACGCCGCCAATGAAAAGCGCCGCGCTAAAAACATTGCATCTAAACAGCCGACACCCGCGCCGGTAACGGAAAGTAGCCTAAAGAGATTTGTACACCCTAAATCCCCCGAAGCCAAAGCGGGGGAGAAGTTAGCCCCAAAGCCCAACGCCGTGGAGGTGTTGCTACCCCTGGAAGAAGTGCAAGAATCCCAAGCGCCCCGGCAACGGCGCGAAAAGCCAAAAGGGCTAAGTCATGTTGCGGGGGATGACACCCCAATTTCAGATAGCGACCTCGAAACTATCACGGTTATGAAGCCACGCGCGATCTTGGAAATGTTCGGCGAAGGCCGGATCACGGCGGCGCTTATTGGCCTGGGGGTAACAGAGGACGAGATGCCCGACAGCGGCGCACAAAAGGCGGCAATGTTGAAACAAAAGCGCAAATGAGGAAAGTAATTGACATTGAATATGTGGTTGGCGAAGACCAAACCGCATTAATTGTTTTGGAAAAGACGGGCGTTTTCTACACTGCCCAATGTGGCGGCCTTAGATGTACACACCCCGAAGCAGAGGGTTTTGTTATAAACGTTGGGCGCTTCGCATCGTCATTTGATACGTGCAAGTACGGCTGTTCATATTTGGATATGCCCGAATGCGCAGAGGACAGAAAGACACTTGCTACCGATTTTGATAATTACGCGAAAGAGGAAACAAAGAGTTGGCGATGGAAAATTGCATTTGATTGGTCGCGCATCGACGAAACGCAGGAGGGATGGATACCTGTTTTGTTAAACGGGAAGGTAGAAGATATGTTTGAGTTTGAAAATTCCCCTGGATTTATTCACAACGGAAACTGCGATTAATGACCGACGTACGCGACAAAATCAAGCTAAAGAAACCGGACGGTACAATCATCGCAGAACTGCCGATGTACCGTTCGTTGTATGAAGTTCCACTAAACCGCTACATTGATTTTATCAAAGCGGAGGAGCCACTACACGACAAAGAGAAATTAGAGGCCGGAGAGGTCAACGTAGCGCGTGTGCTGGCAAAGTGTGTCGGTGAATTTTTCGGCGTTCCGCTGAATAGCGTATTAGATGCCCACTACGGAAACACGGACGACATTCCATCCGGCGGGCTGCAATCGCTATATGTGTGGATAGCCAACTTGGTAGGGACATTTCAGGCCCGCATACGGACGCCGCAGGATTGTTATTTCGACTACAAAGGGGAGCGGTACACTGTGCCGATTATCGGCGTCCAAACGCTTTCAGCCCTACCGTTATTGCCGGCGATGGATACCGGGCAAATGATTGAAGCCTACGAAATCCGGCGCATTGCAAAGCGCATGGTTGAGACGACGCAAGACCCGGACGGGTCAGGGCTATACACGTACTACCTTAACCTGTTATCCGTGCTGGCATTGAAAGACGGCGAACGGTTGCCATACGGGGAAAGCGATGTTGAAAACTTCATAAATGCCAGGACCGAATACTTCGCCGATATTCACGGCGGGAACGGCGTTGACGCTGGTACCGCTTTGGACATAGATTTTTTTTTAGCAAGTTTGATGAGGCCATCCGCGCTGACGGGCGCTGCCGTTGGTACTTTGAGCAACCACGCTTTAGGCCTCGTTCAAAGGATAGCAAGGCGCGCCAGGCCGAACAAGAAGCGTTCAACGCGGCAATTGCCCACAGCGAACAAGTCTTTGAGCAAATCGGGCACCGGCAAATCTACCTCAAACTCCTTGAGAGGGGTTGGTATGTCGAAGCGGGTAAAAGTGCCGTCGAAAGCATGAAGCGTTCTAATTTTGTTGATGTTGTGCGGTTTATCAGCATGGAAAATGCAAATTTATGACAATCGAAATACTCAACTTCACCGATGCGCTACGCCTTACGGATACGGGGAAGCGGATAATTAAGGCAAAGCAGTATGAGAAGATAATGATTCAAATTAAGGTAAACAATGAACGTCCTACTCACTGACATATACACCGCCTTCCGTGATTCTGTACGGTTCTACCCCCGGCAGGAATTAAAGTGCAATCAATTGCAAACATGGCGGGTTCTGCAAAAGTCGATGGCCGTCGAGATTTCGACGCCTAACCTGGGCGCTACGATTTGCGACAAGGATAAACCGTTCTTTTGGTCGCGTCTTTGGCATGAAAAGGCGTACAACCCGAATAGCATTGTTTGGGAGTTCCCACTATTGTACGCCTTTGAGAATGAAAGTACAATGATTAACCCCATTGGCGGAAACGGTGTTATTGTTTCAAGTGTGCAGGTAGGCGTTTTGGATGTATGGGTAGATGACAAGGACGGCAGAAAGTGTGTAGGGCGTGGAGCAAGGACGGTGAACGAGATTTACTTTGATACCGAAACGATGCTGCTTTCAGCGCTTCGATACCTGAATAATACACGCGGTTACCAGGTGGACGGCGGTGCGGCGGTATGGGCAAACACTGACTTCATTGCACAGGGTATTGCCGCGCAAAGATTCGATGCTGTCCCGGTTGCCCCGTCAATTTTGACCGCATCGCAAAAACACAATGCCGAGGCGCCTACTTTCCGGGTAGAGCGAGCAGAAAACATATACGGAACGGCGGTTAATCTTCGCTTTGCCGTCAATGCTTGCCCCGAAACCGAATGGAATTTCACCGAAACCGACTTTGGCGTTTTGGCGCAGGAGGCGGGATGCAAAACGTGTTAGGCATGACATACAAAGGCGAATTAATTAAGTGGGCAAGAAAGCAATTAGCAAGCAAGAA